CTTTCATATTAATGTCCGTGTCCAAATAATTCAATACTAAATAAAAACATAATTAATAATGGAACTTCATGTATTAGTAAGTGTATTACAATTGATGTTACGCCTATTTCTTTCCAATGTCCTATACAAAATGTGAATGCTGTTTTACATTTTTCAATCATAACATTTTAGCCTTTACTTCTATTTTAAGTTTATTATTTGTTGCATGTTTTATAATACTTCCTACTGTTGCTAGTCTACCATACCGTACTACGGCATCTGCGGCATCTTTGCAATCCACATGCCAAGGCGGGAAACTTACTTCCCACCCTAGTTCAGCGGCCTGCATCATTAAGTCTATACCTGCTTTATCTCTATCAGGGCAAACTATTATTCTCTTACCTAATTTCTCTATCAAGTGTGCTTGTTCAGGCCCTACACTATTACCTTGTATAGCAATACCATCAATCATTATAGCATCAAAGACTCCTTCTGTCACTATAACTATTTCTCTTTCTGTATCAGCAAACTTATCTACATTAAAAACATAACCCGGTTGCATATTATGTAGATACTTAGGCGTTGTTTTGTCAGGAGGATTTATATGTCTTGCTGTCCAACCAACTAGTTCGCCGTTATAGGTAAAGGGGACTACCAATCTCTGTTTATATAATTTTTCGTTTACATAAAGCAGTGGATATAGACCAAGTAGTCCTCTTTGATCTGCATATTGTTTTACAGGATGATTATCTTCTAAATCATCTACTGTAACAACATTGTCTGGTAAATTTACTGTATTAAATTTTGCTATAGAATACACATAATCAGAAGTACTTTCTGTTTCTAATTCTTCTGTGTATTTTAGAAGTTCAATTGTGACTTTATGTACATCTTCTTCAGTTGCACCAAGTTTGGTTGCTAAGTCTTTATACTTTTTACCTAAGGTAGGGTTAGGTTCCCAACCAGTTGTAAAGCCACAATTAAAACAATTAAAGGATATTTTTGCGCCTGTAGTTATTAGTCCGCCTCGTTTTCTTTTATCACTACACATTGGACAATCCATAGTGTTCCAGCCACTAGGAGTTTTACCTGTTCTAACTGGCAAATTATCTAAGAGGAGGCGATGTACACTCTCAACTAAAAAGTCTATATCCATAGTATTATTATACAGGATATGGTGTTAAAAGTCAACTAGTTTCTTACTAGTACTTGGCTTATGTTGCCTGATGTTGGAGTATGTAAAATTCTAATCCAATTTGCATTTACAGTATAATTTCTAGTAATAATATTACTGCTACCTGTCAAAACAATATTACTTTCTAGTGTTACCCAATCTGTACTTAAATTATTTGTACTTGGTACACTTTCGACTAGGCTTGCCTGTACATCAATATTACCAGTATATGCATCAGGGTAGATTGCTAAAGTATGTAATGCATTTGGAAAGTTTCTATCTTGATTACCTGAAAAAGCACTTGTTGTAAAAACATTTGCTGGATCACCATCTGTTGTAGATGCTACTTGTAAAAATGTATTTGCACTCTGAGTTGGTGTTGGAGATTGATCTATTTGTTCTGTAATCTGTATGTCAAAAACTAGTCCATTATTCTGATCTGAATATACAGGCTTGTCTATTCCTGAAACATCTTGCTTCGCTATATAAATTCTATATAATCCTGCTTTAACATTTCTTAAATCACCTTCGTCTAAAGTCAATTTTACTTGACCAACACTATCTGTATGCTCTAAAAGTTTATAGAATAGTCTTCTTTTAGTTGTAGGATTGATAAGATATGCACTTAACGTATCACTAAATACATTCTGTTTTTTTCTATCTCTGTTCCTAATACAGAACAGTAATTCGTTTGTTATCCCTTTATGGGCTATTAATTTTCTATTATTCATAGGTCTGTTATCCACGTATAGGCCATCAGTACCAATAACTAAATCAATAATGTCTTCATATAAGTATAATTTGTGGTCACTTTGGCTCATAATAAACTCTTTATATTGTACTATTTATCAATTTATATACTAAATAGTTTTGTGGAGAAAGAAGAACTTATCAAACAAACAGAAGAACGTTATCCGTTTCTAACAGGCATCAAATATGGCGATAATGAATACATAGGAATCGTCATAAATCATGATAATCAGATACTAACATTCTATGATTTAGAAAAAATACCTAACAACGATATTAAAAAAGCATTTTTAGAATACGGTGAAACTTGGTGGTGGGAAAGTAATCGGCAATTACCTATAGATATATTTTTATTTCATGAGATGAAGCCTTTCAAAGATATTTTAAGAACATTTGTAATGAAAGATATAGAAATTATATTTGGACCAATGACATCTTTACAAAATTTAATTAAAAAAAGAATCAAAAGAAGAGGAATTCAGTTAGTTAGGAAGGTTGATTGAAATCAACTATAGTAAATATACCTTGGAAACATTATCTGCTTACTAACTGCTTAACAACTAACGATTTAAATGCTGTTTCAGACTACAGTTTAACCCTAGAAGTTAAAAAAGATACAAATATATACTTTATAGAACCCTATAAAGACTCACCAAATAGACAATATGTACCTAAAAAGATAAAAAATATATTACACGATTTAGGTAAAAGATGTGCGGAACTTTTAGAAATACCTAAACCTTATGAAATATTTTCCGGTATAATGATTTTAAAGCCAGATTACAGATACAATGTTATACATACAGATTCAGAATGGAAAACTGCTACTTTGGTATTAGGATTATCAGATACCGGTACAGGCACTAGTCTTTACGAAACTGATGGACAAGAATTTAATTATACAACTCCATATGTTAAAAACGGTGGTATGATATTTAAACGAAATAATGAAACTTATCACGATTATGATTCTGTTGGGTGCAAAGAATTACGTAGGACAGCAATGATATGGATTAGGACCTAATCCTCACACAATAAATTTAATTGTACAATAATAGCCAAAGCATAACCATAACTATGTGACTTCTTAAAAAAGTATGTACCATCATTTGGTTTTACCCAAACATCTTTTTCAATCTCCTTCCAGTCCTTTCCCACCAAATGTCTTTTACCTGGCCTAATCATTGCAAGTATCATTGCTAATTGTTCAAGACTTGTGGGAGAATGTTGATTAACTATATCCCAATGATTGCTAATATGAAATAATTGTTCAACTATTTCTTTGTGATTGAATAATTCCCACATAGGTTCTGTGTTTATAAGTTTATCTAAATGTGTTTCGTCTTTTATTCCTTCATAAATATGATTGTTAAGAAAGTCTACTTTAAACCAACCCTCTTCTTCTGCTTGTTTATGATCTATTGTACTATAACCTTCCAAAGGAAACTTAGGAATGTTTTGAAAGTAGACCCCAGTATTGTGTTTAGTAAACTTACTATCCTTTTCAATACTTGCAGATGTAACATTAACTAACTTGAGAAAGTCCTCTCTGTTAGCCATATCAATATCTACATCAAAATCAATCTTCACTGAACAATAAACTCCACTTCATTAATTTATCTTTTTTTACTTCTATACGTTCTTGAATTTGTTTGTCATTGACAAGCCCACTATTTTTCATAATATCAATCATACACATTACATCACCTATTTCATCTTGTAAATTACTAATATCATCTGGGCAACTATCCTTTTCAAATCTAATTAGTTTACTACATGCCTGTATAAGTTCAGCACATTCTTCCATTGTTATTACTAACATTTCTTGTCTTTTATTCATTATTCTTCCTTAACAAAGATTCCATCTACCATCTTGCCTTTTCTATCCTTGATGTCATTATATGCTACTTGTAAACATTCTTCTAATGTTGTTCCTTCTCTTTTAGCAATATTAATTAGTATCACTAAGCAATCTCCAATATCATCTTTTACATCTTCTCCTTTGCAAACACTATCAGATAGTTCTCCAACTTCCTGTATTAGTTTTAATACTTGATCCTTACTTGTGGCTCCATCAATAAGATTTCTATTCACGTGCCATTTTTCTGTTAAATCTATTAGGTCAACTAAGTCCCACATTTCATTAGTCATATTGTTTTTCATATTCCTGCAACCTCACATGCATTTTTAACTTCTGCTACTTCTTCTCTATTATTTGCAAACTGTTTCATCCAAAACGTTGCATCAATTATATGCTGTATCATTTTTACTTGTTCATCACTAAATTTTACTAATAAATCATCTCCTGATTTACATAGATAAATCATCCAAGGAGAGATTTTTGCACTCCTTATATCATGCACGGCTCTAGCAGAAGATACTTCTTTAAAGTAATCTTGCCAAGGCTTGTTATGCTCTTTGCCCCAAGTGTCTAAATAAATTATTGTGCGTTCTAATGCTTTCATACCAGGTTCTTTTTTTACATACACTAATAAAAATTCATCATATAATTTGTCTTTACTCCAGTCCGCCAATTTTTTGCCTTCTTTTATTAACCATTCTGCAAATTGTTCTGGCTTTAAATACTCATTTGTAACACAACTTCTACCAAACTTCACAAATCCTTCATAGTATTGGCTTTTTACAAAGTCTTCATAGGATTTTGTTTTCGTTGCTGTAGTATTCATTTCATAAAACATTTGAAATACTCTATATCCTAATCTTGTATGTGTCAAATCTTTATCTGCCATACGTCTTTTCTTTACACACATATGAACACTAAGAGTTCTTTCGCTCTTGAAAGACTTTCCACACCATCTACATGTGAAATTATTTTCCAAAGATGTCTCTGATTGATTTGTCATCGTATCCATGTGCTTCTGCTAATTCTTTAAGTTCTTCTTTGCTGTTTATTTCTATTAAATTGTTTATATCCTCTGCTTTCATATGCGGATATATATTGTAAATAAAATCAAATACTTTATTGTTCTTCTTTTTTGCATTAGGCGGTTTTAAAAAAGGATGAAATTGTATTTTACCTACACCACATGCTGTAAATAGTAACCATTGTAATTCAGGGTGTTGAGGAACCTTGTATTCAATCTTATGATATCTATTCAGTAATTCATTAGTCATGTATATATAATTTGCGGCGTCTCTGCCTTGTACACTACTACAATACCTCATCATCATCCAGGCACTAAAAGCCTTTTTTTGTTCAGCAGAAAGATTGTTATAGAAGTTTCTATCTTTTTTATCTATAGCCGCCATTACATCTTTCAAAGGCAAAGCAGGATTCTTTTTAGGTGACATTATTCTCCTTCAAACTTAATAAGACTTTCAACATTATATCCTTCCTTCTCTATTATAGCACTTCCTCCTAAATCGGGCAAGTCTATTGCGGCCAGAATTAAAATATTTTCTCTAGGTATATTCCAACATTGGCAAATTAAACTTGCTAATGCCCTTGCTGTACCACCTGTAGCAATTAAATCATCTATAATAACAATTTTATCATGATGTTTTAATTTAGAATTTTGTTGTATATGTAATGTTGCCTCTCCGTATTCTAATTGATAATTTCTTTGATAGGTGGGGTTGGGTAACTTGCCAGGTTTCCTTGCTAAGATTAAAGGTAAATCCATGTCCCTTGCTATGGGAGAGCCAAATATAAAACCTCTACTTTCTATTGCAACCACTTTAGTTGCTTTAAACATCATACAACTTGCTGTCATATCTATTAATGCTTTATTGAATGCCTCTGGCGGTTCTAATAGGCTTGT